CCGTTGGTAACCGTCCCTGCATTACCAAGGATGTCGATATTCCAAGTGCCTGTCGCGCCAGACCCCGATGTCGTAACAAATGCGCCAGCAGAACCTACTGATATACCCAGAGCGGTTGCGACGTTCGTTCCTAGCCCCGTAACGCCCGATAGAGGCATTCCTGTGGCATTGGTGAGGGTAATGCTCGATGGTGTCCCCATCGCGCCGTTAAACGTCGTAAAGGCTCCAGAAGAGCCTACGTTGTTAGCTAGGGCTGTAGCTACGCCTGTACCCAATCCGGTTATGCCGGAAGTCGGAAGGCCCGTGGCATTAGTTAGATTGATAGCAGAAGGAGTGCCAAGGTCTGGCGTTGTTAGTGTCGGGGAAGATGCCCTTACAACATTACCTGTGCCGGTAGAGGCTTGGAACGATAAATTGCCAGATCCGTCCGTTTGCACAACCGAACTAGCAGCGCCATCAGCAGAGGGAAGAACGAAAGTGACGTTGGAGGCAAGAGAAGCGGCAGACCTTAGTTCCGTGTAACTCGTGCCGTTATCTGAGTCCTCTCCTAAACGAATACGACCTGCGTTAGCAGTGACACCTGAGACCGTGAGAACGTCATTAGTCGTGAAGGTGTCGCCATCTAATCCTGCCTGTTGATTCTTGAGCTGCGACATAAGCTCACGAATCGCGTTGTTGATGTTACTGGGAGCGCAGCCCTCAGCAATATCGATGCCATCAATATCGGTGTTGTTGCCTGGAGTTGAGGAGAACTCGGAAATCTTTGTCTTTGCCATAATTACTCCGCTAGCAACGATGGGGTTAAATAAGCCCCAGCGCCATACGCCCCTGCGCTTCTTGCGCCTACCGCAGTGCCGCCCATAATTTGACCGACCCTACGCTGTAAATCTGCCATCACGCTATCGTCCTGTAACGCCCTTCTAACAAGAGTTGGGTCTGTTTCAACCAAAATCTTTGCAACACGCTCACGATCAGGCTCGGAAAGATTTTGAGTTTTGCTACTCAGGATTTTACGGGTTACGTTCAATAAAGCGAAGGGATCTCCGCTCATAGCCGAAACCATCTCCTGAGCAGAAACGTTAGAACCAACTTTTTGAGCCTGTAACAGGCTAGGAGCAGTTTGAGATCCACCAAGAACCGAAGTGGCTGTTTTTTGAGATTGAGACGCAAGATCAATTTTCTTCATCAAGTCGGAAAGCGAATCTTGAGGGTACACAGACCTTAAGATCTTTGCTTCTTTGCTCTCAGGGTCTGCGAGCGTTGTCATTAAAGACTTGCGCTGCCCAGTTGTGAACTTGTTGCGAAATGAGTCCATAACGCCAGAGCGATATGCTTGCAATTGCTGTGCGTTTAATCCCTGAACTTCCAAATCAACCTGGTCTGCACTTTTCGTGAGAGCCTTTCTTCCTTCGCCAAACGCGTCTCTTGCCTGACGTAACGCAGCAGCACCCGCTCTGGCCTTAGCCAAAGGTTGAGAAGCTGCGTCTAGTGCGGTCTTGATGTTTAACTCAAGGTTTTTAAGGATCTCTCCATAAGACCCCTGTCCTGCTCGATAGGCTTGATCTGCCTCGTCGCGCAAAGCCCTTCTTGCAATCTCGAAATCTTCAAGTGTTGCGCCTTTATCAAACTTCACATTGCCATCAACAACCTCAAAAAAGTTTTTCTTACCCGTTTCTGCTCGGTAATTGCGGTTGATGTTTTCAACTACATTAGGAACTTTTTTGATTGCATCGCCAAAGGCTAGTGTTAGCTCAGGAGAGATGATCCCTCCTTGTTCAAAGGCTTGTTTGTATGCCTGGCGCTCTGCTGCTCTTGCAGCTTCATCAGTCATTTTCATGGAGCGAAGCACGCTCTTATTAACGCCAGGCGTTAAGCCTGCCTGCATCATACTTTGAGCAGACTTTCTAAACGCTTCAGGTCGAACCGTTAATGCTTCTCTAAGAATATTGGAAGCAGAGCCACCCTGTGAGTACAGTGCACGAACCGCTGTTCTCAGCGTCTCGTTTTCTGCCATGATTTCGCCCTTAGCGATACGATCAACGATCTCATCTGTTGTCATGCCGCTAGTGCTTGCGAGCCTTTGGATTTCCGTTTCGACAGCTTTGCTTCCTCGACCACCTATGTTGCGCCTAGCCCAATCGACAACCTTGTCGGCAGTAAACCCAAGAGCCTCCATGCCCTTCTGAGCAATCGGACCTAGCGCAGCGCCTGTAACCGCTCCGGTAACCGCACCAGCGCCACGCTCTTGCATACCACCCTCAGCAGACGCAAATCCAGTGATACCACCTTGCGCTCCACTGAGCGCAGCAGCGCGTCCTAGCGTCATTGGAATAGATGCGCCGCCAGTAAGCGGAGCGGTTAGTAAACCCATACCCGCCGCACCCATCAATTCAGCACCAGTTGATTCAACGGGCTGTGCTTGCTGGTAAGCCTTGATCTTTGTACGGATCTCGCTAAGAACCTCGTCGTACGGCCTTCCCGTCCATCGAGAAACAATCGCGGCCTCAGCCTCGTCAGATGCTCCCATCGTAAAACCTTGGGCGGCAGTGCGAAGTCTTTGCGTAGGAGGCCCCTTTTGAGCCTGCATTAGTGCCGCCTGATACGCTTGCTCGTCCGTAAGTTCTTGCTCGGACTCTACGCGAAACCGACCTTGGCCTGGAATCTCGACGCTGTAGGTTTTCATTAGCGTTCCCTAATAACTCTTACGCCTGGAGGCAGTCCAGCAGAACCAACGGACCTAAGCCCTTCAAACTTGCGCCTTAATTGATCTCCAGACGTTGTGTAAACAGGAGACGTTTGCCTAAAGTTTTCCAAAGCCCTGTCTTGTTCAGCCTTAGCTTTGATAGGGTTTGACGCAATAATTTTTTCGTTTTCTTGAACCCATCTTGAAGAGAAATCAGCGTCAGCAAGTTGCCGCTCCGCTTTAACTCGTAATGCTTCGAGTATTAGTTTATTACCTTCAACTGACTTGGATAATTCCGGCGATGATTTAGCAATAAAAGCCAAATCCTTGTCTGTTGGATTTGCGCCAAGCGATTTAACCTGCGGCAAAACAAGCTGCGCCGTAGCCGCCTGAACCGCCTCAATACCAGCGGTTTCTGGAACCTTAAAGTTAGGATCAATTGCCTGACCAATTCGATTAAGAGTTGCCCTAGACTCGGCCCCAAAACCTGTTTTTACTCCAGCATCAAGGAATCCTTGTAGCTGACCAACAACACCAAGCGTTGTTCTTGCATTGCCAGCAGCCTCTTGAATACCCTGATAGCTAGCAAAAACACCTTTGCCAAATTCACTTTGAGTCGGGACGTTAACCCCAACATTAGTCGCCCCAGCTTTTTTAGACTCTATAACACCTTTCTGCCAAACGTCTTGCCTTTGTTTTGGAGTTAATTTTGCAGGATCGCTAGTGCCATATTCACTAAGGGCATAATTTGCCGCTTCCCCTGTAAACCCTTTGCCGCCAGCATCCATGACCTTTACTAAAGATGGTGTTTTTGCATTTTTGTCATACGCAAAAATACCCTGGTCTGTTGACATATAGCCCATCTCAGACTTTTCTGGGACGGTATGCAGCACCTGCCCAGTTACTTCGTCCATGATTACATCGCCAGGCTTATAAACCTTTGTTTGCGGTTTAGTAAATGATTGAATCTGTTGGCCTAGCGGAATAGCAACCGTTGGCGACACACCGGCAGCAGTTGCTCTTTGCAAAAACTGTTGAGGATCGAATCGAGCTGGACCCGTAGCAACAGAAGGAGTTCTCATTTCCATCCGCTCAAGATCCGTCAACTCTCTTTGAGGAGCGACCATAGCGCCCTGAATAAGGCCAGGCAATGCTTGTTCAGCTCTTTGTTTCTTTGCCATCTCGCCAAGCTGTAGCGCAGTCATCTTATCCTGCACCGCTTGCTGCACAGCACCACGATAGGCTTGCTGGCCTGCCTGTAAACCTTGAGCAACGAGTTCGCCCGTAGACCTTCTAACAGGGCTTCTTCCAGATCCAGCCAACAAAGAAAGACCTAAGTTAAGTAAACCTTGGTCTTGCGCCTGCTGCCTTAGTTTTTCCTGTTCATCTGCGCCTAATAAACCCCCCATATAGGAAGGCATCTGACCAAACACACCGCCAAGGAAGTTACTAGTTGACACTGTTATCTCCCAAGCAAGCCAAGCAATCCACCAGCGGCAGCACCAATACCTGTGCCTAAACCAGGAACCATACTACCTAGCTTTGCCCCAGTAAGTGCGCCACCAAGTGCGCCAGCAAGCGGGTTAGAGTAAGTCGGCTGGATAGTCTGCTGACCCATAGGAGCACCGTAAGCAGAACTCAAGAAACTCTGTAAGTTCGAGTAAGGCTGCTGCTGTTGGTAGTTGAACTTCTGGATCGCGTCTGCAAGTGCTGCTTGTTGGTATTGCTCTGCTGTCTGGCCGACCTGTGCGAGTTGTGCAATATCCGTGTAATCCTGTGCTGCCATACCTGGCGCAGCACCAATCGCCGCCTGTTGCCTTGCTCGCTCTTGTTCGTACAAGTTAGCGCCCAAGCCAAGCGCAGACATCTGCCTTGCTCGCTCATCCGCATAATTCTGATAAGCAAGCTGTCCTGCCTGACTGGTTAGCGCATTTGCTAACGCACCCTGAACCCTTGCTTCTTGGCTCATAAGGGCTTCGTTTGTTCCATAACGTCCAGCAGCAGAAGCCCTAGACCGCATTTGATTGATAGCGTCTTGATAAGCCTGAGAAGCCTGCGTAAACCCAGGTTGCAGTGCTTGAGTCAGGTAAGGATTAGGCCCAAGGAAACTGCCGCTTAACGTGTTTTGTAGAACAGGGTTGAATTGGCCTTGAAGTGTTGCTGCTTGGCCTCCACCGATCTGACTTGCAAGCTGTTGTTGCGCCAAAGGCACAAGCGGGTTGCCTTGCATAGCCCTTGTCTGCATGGCAGAAAGCGCGGCCTGCGTTTGTTGGGATGGGCCAACGTAGGTTTGGCCTGTGTAGGCTTGTGGGCCTCCAGTAGCGTAGAGACGTTGGGCCTCAGATAGACCGTATTGAACATAAGGGGCTTGAGACGGATCTAATTCCGTCCTCGTCACCGTGTTTGTTGAGCCACCAGACATATCAAACCTCTCTCACCCACTTACGGGGCCGAAAACCTAACGCCTTAGCTTTGCGATCCCAGCCTTTACGCCACGAATCAAAGCTGATAGTCCTTGCGCCACCTTCTCTCGCAAGAACGAGAACATGATCCATGCCTGCATCAAAATCTCCCTTGCCATAAGCGCACCAAATATGCAAATTATCGCCGATAGGCTGAAGAACAACAAACCCGCAAGGATAACTGTCCTCAAAGTACATCCAAAGAAGTGATCGTCCCGCAAAACAGTCTGCGTAAATGTCCTCCGGTATCCACTGCTCCGGACTTTTCTTGAGAATGACTTCCAATCCTGCCCTAACGAACGGCCAAATCTTCCTAAGTTCTTCGGGTTTGATGTATCTTGCATTCATCCAACCACCACATACCCGTAGGTCATGTTTGATGTCGAGTTTGGGTAATGCGTAATCGTTGCGCTGCCATTTGTCACGCTAGAAACGTAAATAAGAGGGCCATCTGATATGTGCTGCATAGTCAGAATAACTGAAGGAGTAGCCGGTCTTGTCGGGCTTGACTGCGTTCCTATGTACTCAAGCCTAACCAGGGTGCTTGTTGCTGCCCAGATAAGCTCAACGTAGTCATTAGCTGCAAGATCAACAAAAATGTTCAACGCTGCAATCAAATGTCCTTCTGTACCACCGTGAGAATTAGGAATCGAAAACTGCGAATTAGAGTTCGCTAGATCTGTACCGTTTTTTCTCAACCACAGGTCAGCGTCCTGGATCTGCGTATCAGCGTTCGCAAACTGCACAGAAAACTGAAGGTTGTATTTCCCCGCCGCCCTGACATTGATTCGACTAGAGTTGGAAAGGTAAACGTTGCTGCTTAAGTCAGTGTTTGAAAACGTAACCGCATACGATGCAGTCGTGCTTGCAGCCGTTTGGTCATTAACGTCATAAAACGAGCCGAAAGGCAATCCGCTTACATAGGCGTTGGCAGAGTAAGGGATAAGAATAATCTTGCTTTCTACCCCTATCCTAGCGTCCGTAATCGTGGTTGTGGTGGCGTTTCCTGTGTTGAGCGTTACCGTTCCTGTGTTATTCGTCTTACCGTCCATGATGCCACGGACAATCTCAGCAACGGCTCTTTGATCGCCACCAAACGGAGGTAGCGTACGGAAGATCATCGCATACCCTGTTGGGTTAGCGTTACATCCAAGCCTACAGCGGCAGACCAAACACCTGTAGGTATAGCTTTCACTCGGTGGTAGGTTCCTGCCGAGCGTAAACCAATCCTATTGTCAGTGTTTGCTGTGTAAGTGTCGCCTGTAAAGTCGGTTTGTTGGTTAAGCCTGCGCCTAGAGTTAACTTGTACAGAACAAGACCCGCCTTCTATAACAGGACGTACTAAAGTCATCACCGAAGGCATGTCGTTTAAGGCTAAATCAGGCGTGACAATATTCGCTGTTAAAGCAGAGCCGGAGAAGGCAACGATTTTTTCGCCTAACGTCCCTGTTAGTAAGTTAGATGTAACCGTATACCCAAATGAGTCAAGGCTTGCAGGAAGCGTATCCAAACTCCCGTATGCGTCCAGTTGTTCTAGCGTAAGCCCAGAGGATGAAGTTGTCGTAATCGCAGTCGAAGAAGCAATCGTGTCTACGTTAGCAATCGCATAAGACCACTTAGACAAGTTGAAGTTGTAGATCAAAAGCGCAGTTGTCTGATCGACTGTCTTAAACGCCCATATCACAAGGTTTTTAAGAGGGTCTACAGCGGCTGACATGGTTGATAACTGAGAAATATCTGCTAAGGCAAAGAACCACCGGTCAACCTTTTCAACAGAGATTGACTTAACTTCTTGTCCGTTGGTTACATAAAACCCGTCGTCAGACAAAAAGAAACTCGACCCGCCGTACTGGATGATCGAGTTCGGCTCAAGACAGCCAAGACCCCGTGAAATCGTATCAAACTGAAAAACAAGCGGACTACCAACATACGACATCCGCACTACCGCGCGATCCATAAAAACAATACCGTACTCACCACCAGTCAAACCCTTTACATGCCCACCGTCTGGAATGTCTTGGTAGTCAGACTGTGTGGTTGCCGATGGTGTCCAGTCTGTCTCGTCTCCCAAAGCGCACCACTCCACGCGATTAGGATAGATTGTTGTTCCATTGTTAAAACCTGCAACCACAAAGTCTCTGACCGTGGTTATATACCTAGACTTAGGCGCAGCAGCACCAAGGTCTACAAAGGCCGTGGACGAGCCCATGAGATAACCCTGGAGCCTGTCGCCACCATTGGCCGCGATCACTCGATTACCAAATTGAGTGAAACGCCACTTCTGATCTGATGGCGTTGTATAACCACCTGCCTTAGATACATTCGTAAGGTTAAGGTTTGTTTCTAGCTTGAATAACTTGGTGTCACCGCCTGCAAAAACAGTTACCGCCTCGCTAGGGGCGGCAGCAGCAACAACGGCATTTAAGACCTCAGAGGCGGCATTTGACCACTCAGAAGGCGAAGATATTGGGCCATAACCAACTTGCTGAGGAATAACGTTCTTAGCGTCTACGAGCGCACCAGCAACCCCGGGTTGATCCGGTAGCCACTCGCCAAAGTTCACTCTCATCGCTTAGCTACCGTCATGGTTAGCGGCACACCTGAATACTGACTCTCTTCGTCAGACCTTGTTAGCGAGAAGATTGCGCGATCATAAAGCGTACCCCAGGTTTGCAGCCTGGGATCGTTCATCAAGTAAGGTTCTGCTTCACCTAATGACGCGTAGAGAAGTGCGTCCGGACAGGTCGTAAGCCAGAGATTTGACGTGTTGCTTGTAGAAAGAAACGCAGGCGCGGCGTAGTAGAGGATCTTGATCGTGTAAGTGCTGTCAGGAATTGGGGCAAACTGAATCGTAGACCCAAGGATGGTATAGAAAGCCGGTACACCACTTTCGTTCGTCCTACCGTTCCGAATAAAGATGCTCGGCGTTG